GCCTGCTGTGCGTCCACTAGCCGCTCTGAATCGCCCGCCTCGTAAGCCTCCCGATACGCCCGCTTAGCTTGGTCAAGCTGGAGCGCTGCGCGCTGCTTCGCCTGCTCAATAGCCCACGCCTCGCCGTCCTGAAGACGCTGCTGGTACGCCATGCGCTCTTGATACGCGCTCTGCGCCATACGGATGGCCTCTTCGCGCTCGCGCATCGCTGCCTCTTTAGCCCGACGCTCATCGTGCCACGCCTTCTTCATCTGGTCTATACGCTGCTTGACCTTATGAGAGTACTCTTCAGTATCGTCGTCCTCGTCCAGCCGCTGTTTAACATCATCCGGCAACGGAGCACGGCCACGGTCAGATGCGGGAGTGTCGTCGATGATCTCTACGTCTACACCAGACGTAACCTCAGACTCGTTACTCTCATCCGCGTCATAGGAGCTGGGGGCTGCATCGCCGCCGCTCAAATCCAGCGGGGTCATAATCTCTTCTTTAGCCATGATTCACCTCACACACGAGAATACCCACGGGGGTCGGCTACTACGCCTTCGACCGTGTCGTCGTTAATCAAACGAAACTCTTTACCGTACAGCTTGAACCGAGTGCCGGAGTACGCTCGGATGATGACAAAGTCACCCTCTTTGCACCACGGACCATTCGGAAACTTAGCTCCATCCTTATAGGCGTCTGGACCAAGCTCCAACACAGCTCCAATTACGGTAGAAACTTCCTCGTGTTTGCGCGTGACATCGGCTTTAATGATGCCGTTCCCGTACGTTTCTTCGATCTCTGGTAATGCGATCAGGATCTTGTATCCACAAGGTTTAGGCAACCCTGCGTCCATTTGCGCGTCAGATGCAGTCTGTTCGACTGTAGACATGATTACTCCTTGTTAAGTGCGTCCATAAGGTCGTTAATTTCACGTTCAACAATAGCTAAGCCGTGAAGGATGCCCGTCAGATGACGGTACTCATCAAAGGTTTTAGCCCCGCCCGCAGTCAATACGTCTGACACGGATGCGGCTTCTTCCCTGATTCTTTTGCGTAGGTGCTCTACGAATGGGTCAATCATGCGTTACTCCACGTTCGGAGTCGGTTTCGGCGGCTTACTGGCCGTCATCCCAGCCCGGAAGCCTTCAAGCTTCTTGGCGTCGCTCAGTTTCTCTTGTTGCAAGATCGCTTTGTTCGCGCTATCGACAACCCGGGCCCCCAACTGCGCGCCCTGAGTTTTCTCAGACGACGCGATGCGCTCCAGCTCGATGACTAGCCGTTGTTTCTCGATCTCGTGGTCCATCTGGTCTTTCTGCGTTTTGCGCTGGAGCTCGCCCTGCTTGATCTGAAGCTCTTGCATCTGCATCTGGACCATCGGATCCTGCATCTGTTGCTGTACCTGCTGTTGCTGAGCCTCGGCCTGATTCTTCTGCAACAGGCGCTGTGCGGCCTGCGCGGTCAGACGCGACAAGTCAACCTCAACATCCTCCGGCAGCTTCTCGTCAGGCGGAGGCAGCGCCACACCAAGCTGCTTCTCGATCTCAGCCCGGTACGCAAATGCTACATGCTCCGCGATATGCGCGGCCCCCGCTGCCATCTTAGCCTGCGTACCGGGGTCGCTCTGCATAACTTGCTGGATTTTCGGGTCTTGCGCGAACGCCATGTGCGTGGCGATGTGCGCCTCATGGTCTTGGTACATGAACGCCTTGATCGGGTCACCTTTAAGCACCGCCATGTTCTCAGACACAGGGTCCAACGGCTTGATGTCGTCGTGGTTAGGCACCAGCTTATCCGCGTTACGCACCCCAAGGGCTTCCACCATCTGACGATGCAGTACCGGCAAGTCATACAACTGCGGAGCGGTCTGGGCCAGTTGCAGCACCGCTTGGTACTGCGCGATACGCTGCGACATAGTCGACGCGTTGGGGTCGGACACCGGGATAATGTCAACGATGTCGTAGTCCGACTGCTTGGCTTTAGCGCCTTCCAGAGCGTCCACATCGTAGCTGTACTCAGCCGGAGCGTACTCCTGCACCATCGTCTTGATGATTTTGAACTCTTGCTTCATCGCAGCGTGGACCCGCGCCTGAATCGCGCTCATAGTCTTCAGCGTGCGCTCAAGCACAGCAAGCGTAGAGCCTACCGGAGCGTTGGGCTGCATATCAGCAACGTTGACGTCAGCAACAGCGGCAAACCGACGACCTTCGGCCACGATATTCTCAAGCAACTGGTACAGCACCATCGACGGCTCTTTGTACGGCAGCGTCATGATGTTTTCCCGGATCGCGCCGCTCGGAACATCAACGTCACGGAACTCACCCGGAGCAATCGGCGTATCGTCACCCTTAATGCGCAGGCCCCGCGATTTCAAGCCCCCGGGGAGGTTGCTCAACGTGCCTGCATCCACCAGTTGGCGGAGCAACGAAGTAGCGCCCTTGGCAAACCCACCAACGAGGTGGATCAAACCAAAGTCGTAAAACCCGAACCCGGGGATGTAGCCGTACTTACTGAAGTGGATGCGCTTCTGCTTGGTGTCGTCGCACTCTTCCCAATTACGGTAAATGGCCAGCACCTTACCAGTGCCTTTCTCCATGTGTACGACATAGGGCAGCGCAATGCCCGTATACTCCCCATCCTTATCCGTGTCTTCGTAGCCTTCAATATCGAGGTCTACGTGGTATTCCAGCAGCGTGAACCGGTCATCTTTCGCCGCGTCCATGCCTGCGTAGTCATCTTTACGCTTTCGGATCTCATCGGTGTCCTGCGTCGGTTCACCAAGCTCCACGTCGCAGTAGAACCCAGCCACCATCAGCTTGCGCATCTCGTTTTTGGACTTCTTCATGCGGTGGGCGTAACGCGGCGCGGACAACAAGTCCGTAGCGCCGTAGGGGACGATGAAGTCTTCAGCCGGTACAAACAACGCCACAGGGCGCTTCAGGAACGGGTCCTGATACACCTTCTTCAACGCGCAACCCGCGATAGGCAGGTTCCACAACAGGCGCTCATGCTCCGGACGGTAGTCAGTCATCTTCTCCGTCAGGTAATAATTCATATCGTCACGAACGCGCTCCGCCGCTTCTTCCTTCTCACGGGTTACCCGGCCTACGATTTTGCACTTCACAGGGCCGCTCGCCGGGAACGTCTCCATGATCGTCTCGGACTGAAACTTGACTACCGCCTCTGCCAAGATCGGATGGCTAACACCGCACGCTCCGTCCCACGGCTCCGTGCGCTCCTCGATCTTGAGACCGAGTAGGTCAATACCTTCCTGATACGTGTCTTCCCACTCCTTGCGGGAGCCGATGTCCGTGCTGTAATACTCCTGAAGCTCTTCGCTGATGCGGCCAAGAACGTTCTCGTCCAGATACTCCGCTAGGTTAGCGTCGAAATCCTCGCCCGTCTCGTCGTCCGGGGTGAACTCAAGCTCCATCCCGCCCGCTTGGATGCGCACGGACTCCGGATCTTCGATCTCAATCTCGATCGGCGGCTCGCCCATCATCGCTGCGTTTTCTAGGCCCATAGGGACTTGGTAAAGACTTTTTTCCATCGCCATAGTTTACTTCCTTTTCAGCGTAGCTGAATTAGTTTTCACGTCGTACTTAAACGCCTTTTTGGGGTGGCCCGAGTCCTTAGCCGCACGGTCGATCGCACGCTCTCTGGCCGTCATGTTGTCACGTGCCGCGCCTTTTTTGGTAAGCGTCTTGCCGTCGGGCTTCAGATCACCACGTGCCTTAAGGATCGCAACCGCCTCCGGCTTGTTCCCCACCTGTGCCGCCAGTCGGCTCACAAGTTGGTTCCGCCCAGTGAATTTCCGTGTAGCCATATAGGGTTCCTTATACGTTCAGATGCGAGGTTACGGGCTTAATAATAAGCCGCCTTGCGGCCCCGGTACGGAGCGTCGTCCCAGCGGTCGCCCGGTAGTTGGATAAACCCGCCGTTGCGGAACCTCATCAGCGCCATGACGGTAGAGTCACAAAGGTCATCATTCGGCATCGCGGGGAACCCGCACACCTCATCCACAACCTCTTCGGCCCACCGTCTACCCGCAGGATACCATACCATACCTGACGCAAATATGTCAGACACGGAGTTGAGACGGGCCGTCTTGTCACCTGAACCGCGATGCGGAGTGAACTCTTGCACAGGAACGCCCGCTGCTCGCATCTCTTGGTACAACTGCGTACCCGCAGACTTCTTCTCGACTACGAACCAGTCCGGTTTCCACTCGTCGTATTCCTCGTACGCACGCCGCTTGAGCGTAGGGAACTCCCAGCGCTCCTTGATCGAATTGAGCAAGATAATGTGATTTACAGGGTACCCGTCCTCGCCATCGCGCGTAAACACCCCCCAAGTTGTCAACGCTGTAAAGTCTGATCGCGTAGTTTTCTCTGCGGCGGCGTCCAACGACATGATAATGTAATCACACGCCGGAGGTGCCTCATTTTCCCACGGTTGCCACCACTCCCGCTTGATAATCGCCGCTTCCGCCGAGGTCGGCATCTGCATGTACTGGGCGCTCCACTGGAACGGCGGCATCGACGCCTTCGTGCGCAACAGCGACTCAACACTCCACTGCTCCGGCCATAACGACGCCGTAGTCGTATCCCCGTCGGCCCCCGTCTTTTCGAAGATTGCCGGAAACTCAACTACTTCCCACTGATCTGAGTCGGGGTTACGCACCATGTCTTGCACGACGCGCCCGATCAGATCGTTCTGCGCCCAGCGCGTACCTACGATAGCTACGCATCCGTTAGGCATCAAACGAGTACGCGCACCATAAGCATACCAATCGTACGCTTTGTCTAGCACATCCATGTTACCGTTAAGTATATCCTGCTCATTGACGGCATCATCGATACAATTATGGGTTATCAATCCACCCACATAATACGTATTACTATCAGCTACTTGGAAGTTGACTACTTCAGTTGACGACACAGGTGTCAGGTCCAGCGTCTTTACTCGGCGTACTCCCACAAGTAACCCGAAAACTCTACTGGCGATGAGCGCTTCAAAGCCGCCCATAACGAACCCTTCACCACCCCCGAGCGTTTTGAAGCCTCGGCTAACGAAGAAAACGCCTGCGCGTTGGAGCCATCCAAATTCGTCCGTCGAACGTGGCGCTGCACCCAACTCATCCGTGCCGCCGTGAGTGCGGCTTCCGGGGGCATCCCCAGTCGTAGGACTCTGTGGCGCACCTGATCCACCGTCATTCCCGTTTCCTCGGCCCAAGCTGACATGCACTGTGTCTTCCCGAACGCGGTCAGCATCACATTGTTGCGCCGGTTCCGTGCTTGCGTGACGTCGTCCACCCAACGACAGTTTGATTTGCAGTAATCCCCGTCGGAATCCACGCGGTCCAGTTTGGCCGTCTCGAATGGGGGATAACCCATGTCGTCCAAAAATACAGCAAAGTGTTTCCACGCGTCGCAGCACTTTATACCACGTCCGCCGTACCACCGATAATTGGCCGCGTTCGGGTTGTTGCACCTCTGACGCATCAGTGCCCACACAT